CCGTTCCCGTGGCCCTTTCGCGTCGGCCCTACCCCCCCCCCGGCGACCCCGTCGGGCTGGCAGGCACCTCCGGCGCGGGACGTTAATGAGCACTCACTTCACAGTTGACATAACACCCGTTGTCAACATTAGACGTCCCGCGACTCGACATCCACCACATCGCTGTTGTCATTCAGTACACGTTGCTTCGCCTGGGCCAGCGCATCCATCACGCTGATGCGTGCGTCGGTCACAGCCACATCAATGCGGTCACCGTACCTCTTGGGTTGTAACTTGGCAGCGACCCACTTGCGTGCGTCAACGCGCAGCCGTTTGTCGGCCACCCAGGCGCTCATTGCAGCAGGCTCTAAGCCCTCAGGAGGCGCTGAATCGCTGATCTCAATGATCTCCTCAGCCAACTTGTCTGCGCGATCTTGTAGCGCCTTCTCGTACTTCGCTTGGAAATCGAGGTCATTGGCGATGTGCCTGCGTGCCTGCGCCACGCTTGGCATCCAAGTGTGCTTCGCCAGCGCCGTGCTGAGACTGCCGCCGCTGCTGATGGTATCGAGAATAACTTCCCAGCACCTATTCTCTGGCCCATATAACCTGTCGGGCTGCGGTAATGACTTCAATGCGGTTTTCATATAACCCCCATGCGCCTGCGCGTAAACATATCACGGTTGCCGCAAAATGCGCTCAACCCCCTTCCCGCCCCCACCTCACCCACCACCACACCACCGATGTGAGTGCCCACTAACATCTTAGGCTTTCCAGCACGATTCTGCCCGCGACGAACGGGAACTCGGGAACTATCCTTAAGGATATAGTTCCCGTTCGTTCCCGGTTTTCGTCTTTTCGCCCCCTTGAACCGTTCCCGAAAAGTTCCCGAAAAGTTCTCAGTTCCCACCTGTTCACCCCTTTTTCTTGCGGATCATCATGGCGCTAGACTCGACCGGATCGCTCACGATCCAACCTCCATCGTCTGCCTCGATAACCTGAGCCACTAATAATGCAGCAATCAATTTGCCATCTGCTGACGGCCTCACATATACCCTCGCAGACGCATCGCTGATACCCATCTTGTGAACCATATACTCGATCAACGCACCACGCTCGATGTACGGATGGCCCCTTCGTTCTGGTGTGCCTGATGCCCACCATGCGTTCTCAATCGTCTTGCGGTGCGTTGCCAGCCTGCTGTCTGTCTTGACCGTTGCCACCATGGTGGATGGCACCAGCACCGCGCTGGTGACGGGCGCACCGTCTTCATCAAACCATCCGGGAATGGTGATCTGCTTCAACTCCACGCTGATGGTGGGTGCTAGTTCAGCATCCTTGGACTTGCGCTGGATGATCTGCATTGGCAGATTAGATGTGGCGGGCACGATGCTGATCTCGATGTCCAGCGCACCACGCCATGCTGATGATCCACGGGCACGGTGTTGAGCCTCATCGCTCACGCCTGTGTGATGGACAAGAATGACCGTGCACTCAAATTCGTGCATGAGTCGTGCGCAGGCGTCCAACATGGTCTTGGCGTCTTGGGCGCTGTTTTCGTCGCCTGCGAGAAAGCGGTGCAGCGTGTCCACAACCACCACGCTTGGTGAGCGTGGCAAAGACCTAATGTGTGCTGCTGCCAGTTGATAGCCATCGGCGGTGTTGAGATCGCAACCTGACTGAGATAGCCACATCAACAAGCTGGTGGCGTTGTTATGGTGCTTCCACGCTGCAATGCGCCCGCGCAGACCTTGGTGACCCTCGCCTGCAAGGTAGACCACATCGCAAGGCTTGACCTTGTGGCCGTGCCAATCGGTCATGTTTGCTGCGAGGTGCAAAACCCAATCCAGCACCACAAACGTCTTGCCGCCACCGGATGGGCCGTGAACCATCACTAAGGCGTCGGCCTGAATCCACTTCTTTACCAACCAACTGACAGGACTAGGCTTGGCGCTGAAGTCGTCAGCACCTACCAGCCAATCGTTAACGGGTGGCGTCAGCAACGCCAAGAGGTCACCGCCTGCCTGGGCGTAATCGTTGGCATCGCCAAGGTCTGGTGGCATTACCATCCGTGCGCCGTGTTTGGCTGATGCCTGCTCTGCGTACCGCTGGCCGACGCCTGATTTGTCATTGTCGGCCACAATCACTAGGTCGCGGTTTGGTACGATAGATCGAAACAAGCCCGCAACGGGAACAAGGTTGCTGGCGCTATATGCCACCACCACGGGGCAGTTGGTCACCTCATGGATGGTCGCAGCAGTCGCAAACCCCTCAGCAATGTAGATCGTGCCTGAGTGCTTGAGGTCGCTGACATCAATGGTGCCGAGCAACCAAAACTTGCCACTTGTCTGCCCGCCTGGGTGGTACAGCTTGCCGCCTTCGCTGTCGATGTACTGCAAAGACGACATCGTGCCGTCAGCATCGTATAGCGGCACCACTAGCCTGCCATCGCCTGTGACCCGTGCGCCGTGGGGTGCGATACCCTTGCGTTTAAGATACGGGTGGTCTGGCGATGCGCCTATGCACTCGGCCCAAATGGTGTCAACGACATCTGCTACCACCTCATGCTTGCGGGCCTGCTCAATCTCGCGTGCGGCCTTGGCCTCGGACATCCTGCGAGCAAACGCCATCTCATCGGCCTGGTTAAGCTGCCTGCCCACCTCTGCCCGCCACGTCTGCTCCATTCCAGCACGCCAACAGCCAAAGCGCCCTGCTGGGATGCCGTCGCTGAACGCGATGTACCAACCCGGCTTGTCACCGTGGCCTGGCGAGCCCTTGGTGCCTGACTTGAACCTGTGAATCTTGCCGTCGAGGTGGATGGTGTCCGGTGGCTCGAGGCCAGCATCGCGCATGGCGTCTTGGAGCTGCTGCTCCGGCGGGGCCAGCACGGGTGCGGGGGGTGGCGACCATGAGCCGCCGAGGATGTGTCTTAGATCAGCCATTGACCGCCACCGTGCTTGTCTGGCGCAGATACGTCTCAATAGAACGCATGGTGGACTTGCTTGGCCTGTTCTTGCCGTTGACCAGCCTGTACAAAGTGAACACGCTCAGTCCTGTGGCCTGAGCCACCACGGGCAGTTTGCGGTCGGCAAGACGTTGCTTGATTTCGGTGAGGTTCATAAATGTCAAAAAAAGTTGCAGAAAGTGCTTGCATCCTAGCACCAATCTCTGTACAGTTCAACTCATGCGCTGAACAGATGGTCTAACTAGCGCAAAACAGGAGAAAGCAACATGAACAAATTGATCGAAGCATACGAGGCTAAACGCGCAGCCAAAGGCAAGCCTTGCAAAGTGACTTACAACAACAATGGCACCTACACCATCGTGCCCAAAAACATTTTGGTGCCGTATGTTGTGACTACCGCTGAACTTAAGGCGAGGATTGCAGCATGAGCAATCAAGTCCTTTACGTTATCGTGTTGTGTACCAAAGTGGCAGGCAAGCGCAAGGTACATGAAGACAAATACGCTGTTGCTGCTAACACAAAAGAGCAAGCCTATCAGCGATTTGACGCGCTTTATCCGGGCCACCGCGATTTGGCAACCATGTTCTACATGGAAGTCTTTGAGGACGGTTTGTGCCGTGTTGCATAAATAAATTGCAAAAAGTCAGCACAGGCTGCAAAAGCCTGTGCTATGATTGCATCATGCGCTGACCGGATGTCCCGACAAGCGCAAAACAGGAGATGTCAAAAATGATCAAGCAATACAAAGTGCCCGCCAAGTTCTGGGATGACTTCTCAGACCGCTGCCCATGCGACGGCGACCCCGAAGTCGAGATGCCCAACGAGGTGTCGCGGTCTGGCAACCGCGTACTAATCGAAGGCACCGATAGTCAGATCGAGTGGCTGCGCAGCGATGCGCAGTACTACAGCCACCGCTGGGGTCCAGATGAACTGCCACCTGGATTGAAGATCAGCGCGGCGGCTACTGTCAAGGCACTTGCTAAATGAAGCGCCTCCTGATCGAGGTGGCCCAAGCCACCCTAGCCGCCGCCATCATTGGCGCACCGCTGGCCTATTACTTCATTTTTGTGATGACCCCTTAAAAAAGTTTGCACAGACTTGCAAAAGTCATGTTATAATTGCATCAGCGCGAAACAGATTGTCTGAACCGCGCTTAACCAAGGAACCAAAATCATGTCACTTACATTTGACCTCAGCGGCGTCAAGGATCAATTCCTGCTCGGCCACCCACATTACGACGATCAATGGCACCCAGTAGCGTTTGCGCTGGCAAACCTCTCGGTGCCTTGCGGGTTCCGCGAGATCACCGCTAAAAACGCAGACGATGTTACTGAGCGTGTGATGGCGTACCAACTGGTCGGCGGTTGTATGCTGGGTCGCCCTCGCGGTCTGGAAAAGAGTAGCGTGTACATCACGCCTGCTGATGTCCGGGCATACATAGGCTTGACCACCAACGCCGGGGCCAAGTCTCGAAAAGAATTTGCCAACGACATGGGCGAGATGGCGTTGCGTCAGGGCCAGTTCCTGCGCAACGAGGGAACGCTTGATGCGGTGGGCGACTTCATTCCGTACACCGCCATCGAAATCTTTGCAAAATAACTTGTAACCCGCCGCCGGTCGGTCACCGGCACTTAAACCAACGCCAAAACTGGAGAACCAAACATGGCTGTTATTTTGAAATCAACGGGCGACTTTAGCCGCAACGGTTTAGACATTTTGCTTTATGGACAAGCAGGAGCAGGAAAAACTACCGCAATAAAAACGCTGCCCAACCCCGTGGTGCTGTCAGCAGAGGGTGGCTTGCTGTCCATTCAAGACGCAAACATCCCGTACATTGAGATCACCTCAATGTCTGATTTGATGGAAGCATACGAATGGCTGTCAAGCCATGAGGCGAAGCAGTTTGAAAGCGTTGCTCTCGACAGCATCAGCGAGATCGCAGAGGTCTGCCTGAACTCCGAGAAGAAGATTGCCAAAGACCCGCGCCAAGCATACGGTGCCATGCAAGAACAGATGGCCGATGTGATCCGCGCTTTCCGCGATCTGCCTGGTCGCCATGTCTTGATGACCGCCAAGTTGGAGAAGGCCACCGACGAAATGGGGCGCATCCTGTACTCGCCCTCAATGCCAGGCAACAAAACCGGTCAAAGCCTGCCTTACTTCTTTGATGAGGTGCTTGCGCTTAGGGTCGAGAAAGACGCCGACGGCGTGAGCCAGCGTGCCCTAATGTGTGACTCTGACGGGTTGTGGATCGCCAAGGATCGCTCTGGCAAGCTGGGCACCTGGGAGGCACCCGACCTTGGCGAGATCATTAAGAAGATCGGCGGTGCGGCATGAGAGCCATGCGCGAGATTGCCGCCGAATGGCACGCCGAAAAGGAAGTTGAGCGTCAGGCCGTTGAGAACCGCAGGCGTCTTGAAGACGAGATGGTCAAGTCGTTTGCGTTGCACCCCGATTTGGACAGCACCGTTAGCAAAGACGTTGACGGCTTTGTGATCAAGATCACGGGTCGCATTGACCGCAAGGTTGATGCCGACAAGATTCAAGAGCTGGCTGCCCAGCATGGCCTTGAGTCGCACCTTTCAACCCTCTGCCGGTGGAAGCCGGAACTTAACCTCAGCGTATGGAAAGCAACCGATTCGACGATCACCAAACTGTTAGCCCCGGCCATCACCGCGAAACCAGGGCGTCCAAGCTTTTTAATCGTTCAAAACAAGGAAGAGAAATGAAACTCGGAGAAACCTTTTCTGCTGCTGAATTGCAGCCATCCACGCCATCCTATGACTTGCTGCCTGCTGGTTGGTATACCGCCATCATCACCGAGGCTGAAGTCAAAAGCACCAAAGCCGGAAATGGTAGTTACATTAAGTGCCGCTACGACATCACCGGCCCATCGTGCCAAGGTCGCGTGGTGTTCTCAAACTTCAACATCCAAAACCCCAGCACCAAGGCTGAGGAAATCGGACGCCAGCAGCTTGGCGAAATGATGCGTGCCTTGGGTCTGGCATCTGTCAGCGACACCGATGAGCTGATCAACGGTCACCTTACTATCAAGGTCGATGTGCGCCCAGCGTCTGGCGAGTACGGCCCCCAGAACGAGGTCAAGGGCTGGAAGTCCAACACCGGCAGCCTGCCACCGCAGCCAAAGCCTGACGCGCCTGCTAGTGCGCCGGCCAAGGCATCGCCACCGTGGGCTAAGAAGTAAAAAGGCGGGGCGGCTTGATTTGGTCTTTGACTAGGCCAAGTGGAAAGTCAGAAAAACCTTGGCATCG